GACAACATTGCCGCCGCATCAGGAACTGCAGCTAAGGACACTGCTTCCAATAGCTCATCCAGGACGATGAAGGGACTTGTGCCTGAGGCTGTAGAAATAGTAGGAACTAGGGATGACGTTTTTCGACTAAGAAAAGTTCTTGTAGATATGATCATAAAGGCAAAGAGTCCTTCCAATATGAAGGTTAGCACTGAGTACGTTAACATGCTTACGGATCTTAACAAGAAGCTTGGACAGGCTATGAACCTTAATGATGCACGACGTATCTGGCAAGAGGCTGTATACAGCTCTCTTGACGATGTCAGGACATCAATGGGTTCCGTAAGCCGACCAGACGACATTGCACAATTCCTGCGCGAGGCTATTGACAATGGCCTAACCATCGATCCTCTTAGCCCACAAGAGGCAAGTGTTGTTATGAAGGCAGCTGAGCTAATGGGTATTAACCCAGAAGTACTGCAGGTCTTCCTTAGAAGCAAGGCATATCGACTAACACGCCAGCCTAAGGGAAACGTCATGTCCAGGACTGAGGTCATGCGAAACGCTGACCCAACCCAGATGCGAAACATGGTAATCCGTCGTAAGATTTCTCCTTATGTTGACATGACCAGCAAACACTTTGATGACGTTGCAATGGATGGCAAGTATACTCTTAGCCGATTCCAGCACACAATGAACACAGTGTTCTCCCCTATCGGGCAAGACGCCGTAGCTGCAAGCATCCGTCGTCGACTTACATCACAGATGGCTCGAGGTGGCGTGGGGTCTAATCAGATCGAAGCTGTACTAGACGAGCTGCTTACTGAAGCTATCAAGCTTAAGATCTCCCCTCGAGGACTTGACACAGAGTATGTCAATAACGCATTCCGAAATGCATTTGAGAAGACCTCAGGAACTGGATCGTACCGAAGGTTCCTTGAAAACTTTAAGCGTAACAGCCCAACCGGTTCTGACTTTGATCCGCAGAGGTCGCTGATGCACGCGTTCCGTGGGGACACTGGCGTAGTAGGACTAACACAGGGAGCCACAGGTACGCTCAAAGAGTGGCTGCCATCTATTGCAAACTATACAGATGTAATGTATCCAAAACTAAAGTTTAAGCTCAACCCTCTTTACTGGATCCAGGAATATTTTGAGAGCCCAACTCTTAACAGGGCTCGAGGTGTTGACACAAATGTTATCTCTGGCATTGCTAGCGACGGGAAGGCATACTACATAGACGCTAATGAGGCAAAGGACCTAGCCCTGATTGCGCCAGAGTCAAGAACATTGATTGACAACAACAACTTCTTGGCAGTGTTTAGAGAGGATGTCCTTAAGCAATCTCTTACCGGTAACTACGATGACATCGTTGGGGCCAGCGGACTTCTTAAGAACCTCCTTGCTAAGCGCGGATGGGACGACCTGGCCTTGAGAAAGGAATCACAACGAGACGCACTTGCTATGGATCTGACTGCAAAGCAATTCTCAGATCACCTTATGGAAAATAGCCCAGAGTTCTGGGCATCCCTAGTTTCCCACTATGGCCTAAAGGATTCACGTGACGTCTTTGTAAACTTTGTTGAGTTTCGACGTAGCCTTTCAGACCCTGCAAAGGTGGCTACGCAAATTGAGCTGGCACGACCTGCTGCCTTCGGCTACTCAAAGATACCAGATCCCAACCTTCTGGGCCTTAGCGAGGCGGAAAACCTTGTGTTCAGGGGTATCCCTAAGGGTGGCAAGCTACCGGTTGACGACGAAAATATGGCACTTCTGCTTGAGTCAAAGGAGGAGTGGGCTCGCGGTCAGCACTTCCTAAGGCCGGACATCCTATCTGATAACCTTGAAGTTGCTAGGTACTCACTACGTGAGTCTGGATACGACATGTCGTACATAACTCCAGCAATTGATGATTTTAAGGTTGTTGCAAACAAGCTAAAGCAACACAGGATTGTTAAGCCTACAGAAGATTTCCCAGAAGGTCTTGTTGTTGACTACAATAACAAGAAGGCTGCTCTAAGGGAATCATTCAAAACCGCAAAGACTCAAGCGCGAACTGCAGAGCACAGACTAGAGGCAGCTAAGGAGCTTTTGAGACTTGCCAACTTTGGTGGGGATAATGGACAACTTGCCGAAGAAAGCCTAAACATTGCCCAAGCTCTTGCCATGGGATCAGGATACGGTGGGGATATCACAGGAGTAAGCAAGATGCTCGACCAGATTGTCAGAGAGGTATCTCTAACGAATCTAACAGTTGGGACACCTGAGTTCTCAAGGGCAGTTACAATGCTGGCGCGTTCAAAGTTTACCAATGACTCTGCCACGCTGAAGACAATCTCTAATGCATCGTACCAGCTTGTTGCTCGACACGGATCAGAAGAGATGGCGTATCGTGCGTTTCAATATGTTTACAATAAGACACTACAGGAAGCAAACAATGTTCACTATGTAAACACTGACAGAAGTTTCTTCGAACGCAGCATCAACCACCCGGTACTTGGGTTCTACCCATACACCTACATGTTCAAGAAGATCCTGCCGGAGATCGTCGCCTTCATGTTTAAGCGCCCATTTGGACTGATCGCTCCTGGAGCCGGGTATCAGGCATACAACAAGATTAGAGAGTATGTAGAGTACGAGCTAGAGAACGACATGAATCTAAGAGAGGCTATTGAGGGCAAGCCTGAGACGATGTTCATGCTAACGTCTCTATTCCCTGGAGTACCATGGGACATCTCAGTTGTTCCTCCTTCTTGGACGCGAGCACTGGCAAGACGAATGTCTGGTACAACTGACAAGGATGTTGACCTATTCAGCAATGTTCTTAAGGAAGACTTCCTTGACCGGTCCACAAACTTTGGCGTCGTCTCTGCACTAGGCAGAGGATTAAGCGTAGGTTCGGAGCTTATGAGCTCCAGTGAAAGGCCTCCACTCGAGCAGGCCGAAATTAAACTCCCTAGGATTCCCTAGGGTAAATAGGAGGTAACGTGGAAGAAGTCGTGGGGCAGCCCATCCCAGAGTCACAGGAAACTGTCACTCAGGATGATAGCGATATCACCACTTGGAAGAAGCGTCTAGCTGGAAAAGACCAGGCTCTGACGGCTACCAAGAAGCAGCTCGATGAGGTCAAAGCTGAATACGAAAAGGTGCAAACCTGGAAGATTCAGATGGAAGAGTCCAGCCTAACTGAGTTCGAACGTGCTCAACGAAAGATTGAGTCGTTGGAAAAGGAGCTACGATCTACTCGAGAGTCTGAGGCAAAGTCTCGCCTCGCTAAGGATTACCCTAATTACGTTCAGTGGCAAGAGAAGGCTGCGGAGCTTACCGATGAGGATCGAGCACGCGAGTTTGAAGCCATGATCGCAACTGGTGGTAAGACTGCAGAGTATTTCGTAGATCCAAATAAGCCTGCCAAGGCCACACCGGCTGCAGCAGGGAAGAGAAATGCCAGTGAGATTGTTAAGGACATCGCTGCCCTTGGCAATCCATGGGGCGAGTAAAGAAGGAGTAATATAAATGGCTACGCAGACGCGTGCGCTGCTCGATTCGAACAGCTCAAACGCTTATTCTGCGCTCATTACGGAGCTCGTAGCTCAGCAGGCTCAAGAGAACCTGCGCGACCGTTTGGTCCATGCAATGCCGGGTAACTACACGGCAGGGCGTTTCCAGAAGGGCAGCAACGAGATTCGTTATGCGCGTTACCCAGACCTCACGCCGCTTGGCGTGGCGGACACCCTTACCGAGGCTGGCGCCCCGGCTGAGTATGACCTCACGGTCACGACTGAGTCCTTCGTGCCTAAGCAGTACGGTAAGGTTCTCAAGATTTCAGACCTTGCGCAGCTCGACAGCCCGCATGACCTGATCTCTATCGCCTCCGAGCGTCTTGCTCGTGTGGCAACTGAGTCGATGGACACGATCATTCGTGACGTCATCGCCCAGGGTACAAACGTTCGTTTTGTGGCTGGACGTGCATCGCGTTCACTTATCCAGTCCACCGACAAGCTGACTGGCCTAGAGGTCAAGCAGACTGTTGCTAAGCTCAAGGCTGCAAACATTCCAACGTTTGCTGACGGTTT